GCGGCATCAACATACCCCTTGGTGGCAATATGTGCTGCATCTGTAGGGGTGGCGATTTTAGCCTGACCGCTTGCATCACGCATAACCAACTTGGATGCAGTTGCATCTGCGGTAGCGTCGGCAAGTTTGGTGAAATCCGTTGCAGAGAAAAGACCAGCACTTGCAGAAGTTGCAAGATTTGGGGTAATTGAAATTTGCCCACCGGAATCACTTATCGTTAGGGCTGTGGCGTGAGTGCCCGCGGCTATTACGCCAGCAGCCGCACCAATGCCAGCAACGACTTTTCGCCACGCAGCGGCAGTTGAATCATAGATTTTAATGACGCCATCGACACTATTGAAGTACATCCGGCCATCAAAAAGCTCGGTTGAGGGGTCGGTAGTAAGGACCTCAAAACTGGCGTTAACTACCGCATTTTTATTGAGGTCAATATTTGTAAGAAACTTCTGAGCCATAGTGAGTCCTTATGTAAGGTATGCGTACCCTGAAAATCCAGCACTAAATAGCACTGAAACCTGAGTGTCTGATAAATATTGTACCTCACCGTAGACCACGGTCCCAGCAGAATCGACAACGGTTACTGAAGGCCTGCCGCCAAGAGTATGCGCAATGGTCCATGTTGACGAGGCCTGCTCCTGGATATGGACGTATCGCCTAGTGTTCGAGGAAGCAGGAGCGGATAATCTAACAACAACCTGATTTGGGGCATCCTGATTGACGATTACTTGATTGGCAGAATCCTCATTAATAATGACATTATTAGGGGCGGATTGGTTGACAACCACCTGATTGGGAGCATCCTGATTGACGATTACATTATTCGGGACATTACTCATCGCGTCACTTCTGGACTCAAATTAAACTCCCCCTGAAGAACTCTAGTAACAGTCCCTGTCGAGCTAACTATCTCCAGGTCATAGACGCCGCTGGTAGAGACCGAAGCCGTAACCGAAGCACTGACGTTAATATATATTTGATTTGTGGCGGCCCCTGAAGGGTTGATTGTCAGTGCCCCGTTTGCCGTAGTGAGGTGCAGTAAGACGCTTGCCGAGTCTATGGTTCTACGTACCTGCATTCTGGCCGTAAATCCGGACAAATTATAAGGCTCAAATGTGTTCCCGGTCGGGTCAGTTGTGAGGTCGGGCTGCTCAATTTCTATTAATCGAGTAAAGGTTGAGCCCTGTTGACACGTTAAGTTATAATTTCCTGCCAACATCGCGCCTAGAGCCTCCCAAAAAGCAGTTTCACTATTGATTGTAGATTAAATATCACTCAAATATGGCCAAGTATTTGAACCGCTTGATGATATCTCTGTTTGAAAACATGATTAAATTCTCAATATTTCTTGACGGGGTCGTGTGACCGTTTTTTATTAGTCTGAGTCAAGACCTATATGAAACGCCGAACCCAAAAACCAACGATTGCATTCCTCACCCATGATTGGTGTTGGGGCACAGACCCTCTACAGCCGAATGGGTGCGCATGGTACAGGTGTAAGCTCCCTTCTGATGAACTGAACAAAAGAGGGTGGTTTAGTGCTGTTGGATTCCCGGGATATAACGAACAACGCGGATTTGGGATGCTCACAGAAGACGGTCGGTCTGTCCACGGATGGGACATTATTGTCCTGAAGCTTTTAATGCAGAAAGAAGTACTCGAATCAGTATTTAAGGCTCAAGCAATGGGGCAAAAAATCGTCGTAGATGTTGACGATTGGCACGACGGGCTGTCGGAATCGAATAGGGCTTATGCGGCAACTGACCCAAAAACTAACCCAGATTCAAATAGAGAGATATACGCACAGATAATTATGGCTGCCGACGCCATAATCACGTCAACACCGTTCCTGTTTGAATATTACAGCAAAAAACGCAACAATGTTTTCATGGTGCGCAACGGCATCGACCTTCATCGATGGACGCGAAAGCAAATAACAGTTAACAAACGTCCTCGTATCGGATGGGTCGGAGCAACTCATTGGCGCTCCAACGACCTTGAGCAGCTCAATAAGTTTATGGGCAAATACATTCAAAGCAGAAAACTTTTTTTTCAACATTCTGGACACAACCCAAGTGCGCCGCTGGCACATGAGCTTTTAGGAATTGATGAAAAGTATTCTAAAATTACATCCATGGCCCCAATTTACCAATACCCCAATTTATTTAAACAAATTGATATTGGAATTGTTCCTTTGAATAATATTGAATTCAATCACGCAAAATCCTTCATCAAGGGTCTTGAGTATGTGGCGGCCGGCATTCCCTTTGTTTCTTCATATTCTCCCGAATATCAATATTTAGCAGACAAGGGAGTAGGTCGAATTGCAAACACAAAAGACGAATGGATGCACCATTTAGACCAACTAATTGACGTCACCGCGAGACGAAACGAAGCTGACAAAAATTGCGAGATTGCAAAAGATTTTTCTATGGATGCTCGTGGTGATGACTGGGACGCAACGATGAAGTTCATCAAGGACAATATTTAGCCGTGAATGATATTCGGTGGACTTTTGGGATAGTTACGGGATTTGAAGACCGTCAAAGACTTGATGAAATAATTAATTCAATAAGGAATTTGTCCATTCCCGAATATGAAATTCTCTTGATTGGCGGGGGTGGCAATGAATTTTCTAATTCCGCCGAAGACTTGAGGGTAATCGATTTTGACGAATCACAAAAATCTAAATGGATAACAAGAAAAAAGAACATTCTTGCCGCTGAAGCAAAATACGAAAATATTGTATTAATGCATGACTATCACGTTTTTGATAAAGACTGGTATGTGAATTTTAAATCTTTTGGTACAGACTGGGAAATATGTTCATGCCCTCAGTATTTGATTACCGGAGCCAGAAACCCGATGGATTGGTCTCTTTGGGATAAGCCAGACCACGGCAGGGCATGGTCACTCGACTACGACGACTGGTCGCAAACCCAATACATGTATATCTCTGGCGGATTCTTTATAGTTAAAAAACACGTTCTACAAGAAGAGCCTCTTGATGAGTCTCGGGGTTGGAATGAAGAAGAAGATGTCGAATGGTCTATGAGGGTGCGTAACAAGTACGTCATGAAATGTAATGGTGGAAGCGTTGTTAGACACAATAAATGGCATAGACATGCCGGCCCGGAATCCCAATGAAAAGTCAAAAACTGATTATATTTGACCTAGATGGAGTGCTTATAGATTCACGCGATGTTCATTACGAATCGCTAAATAAAGCCCTATCTCTGGTTGGAGAAGAGTTCGTTATCTCTCGCAGTGAACATTTATCTACCTTTGATGGACTTGGAACTACAAAGAAACTAGAAATGCTCACCTCTATGAAAGGGCTTCCAAAAGATTCCCATTCAGAAGTGTGGGAAAACAAGCAAAAGTCAACTATTGAAATATTGAGCTTATTGCCAAAAAACGCAAACGCAATAGACATAATGCAAACCCTAAAAGCGGATGGCTGGAAAATAGCCGTTGCGAGCAATGCTATTCGTGAAACAGTAATTACTGCTCTCAACGCCATAGGCGTCCTGCACATGGTTAGCCACATCATGAGTAACGAAGATGTAAAACATCATAAGCCTCACCCAGAAATGTACTGGCAGTGCATGATTAACTGCAGTGCAACTCCTTCTTCAACGATAATTGTTGAAGACTCGCACATAGGTAGAGAGGGAGCTAACGCTTCTGGGGCTCACCTCTATGCAATAAAAGACTCATACAGCCTAGATAAAGAAAGATTATTACGAATGGCATCAGAAATTAATGCAAGCCAAAGAACAAATGTTGCGTGGAAGAACGAAAAGATGAACGTTCTTATTCCTATGGCTGGAGCTGGTTCACGTTTCTCCCAGGCTGGATACACATTTCCCAAGCCTCTCATCGAGGTTCACGGCAAGCCAATGATTCAGATGGTGGTCGATAATCTTAATATTGATGCCCATTTCATATTTCTTGTACAGAAAGAGCATTACGAAAAATACAACCTCAAGCAAGTATTGAGCATTATTAAACCTGGATGCGAAATAGTAATTGTTGACGGAATGACAGAAGGGGCAGCATGCACGACCCTTCTCGCTTCTGACCTTATAGACAATGACGCCCCTCTTCTTATGGCAAACTCTGACCAGTTAATCGAGTGGAACAGCAATGAGTGCCTATACGCGTTTGATGCAGATGAAATTGACGGCGGAATACTTACGTTTAAAGCAACTCACCCAAAGTGGTCTTATGCAAAAATAGGGGAAGACGGGTTTGTTGATGAAGTTGCTGAAAAAAATCCAATATCAGACAATGCCACGGTAGGGGTTTACTACTGGAAGCATGGCTCTGACTATGTTAAATACGCAAATCAAATGATTGAAAAAAACATAAGAACCAACAATGAGTTCTATGTTTGCCCCGTATTTAATGAAGCAATTCAAGACGGAAAGAAAATACGAATTAAAGAAGTTTCCGAGATGTGGGGAATCGGAACACCGGAAGACCTCAACTATTACTTGGAGAACCATAAGTGAAAAAGACAAAAACGGACTACCTGTCCATGCAAAATAAGTATTATGACGAATATGCGAGTCAGTGGTCGTTGTCTTTCAGAGACCCTGTCGTTGGTTCGTACGATGCCCACAACAACTGGGCAGACTATGACACTGTTTTGTTTAAGGACTTTGATACAAATGGTCTAATTGCCCTCGAGTACGGGTGTGGCCCGGGAAGAAACCTTGTGAAGTTTTCTAACCGTTTTGCAAGAATCGACGGAATAGACATCTCCGATATCAATATTGATAAAGCAAAGATAAACCTAGAACACAACAATATTTTTAACTCAAACCTTTACGTCACAAGTGGTGACAACTTATCGATGATAGAAGAAAACACCTATGACGTTGTTTTCGCTGTTATTTGCTTTCAACATATTTGTTCTCACGAGATTAGATTTAATATTCTTAAAGATATTTATCGAGTCCTAAAACCGGGAGGAAAGCTTTGCTTCCAAATGGGACACGGGGGCAAAGACGGAATTCCTACTGCTGGATATTTCGATGACATATTTGATGCGGCAAGCACTAACGGGCATGCAGATGTAAGCATTACAGAAGAAGCAGATATACAAAAGGACCTCGTTGACGAGATTGGGTATACCAACTACAAGTCAGATATCAGAGATACCGGTCCTGGAGACAATCACAGAAACTGGATATGGATTCAGGTTGAAAAATGATTTACATATCACATCGCGGAAACCTTAACGGGCCTAATCCTGAATTTGAAAATCAGCCAGACTACATTGAGCAAGCAATAGCGCAAGGCTTTGATGTTGAGGTTGATTTATGGATTAATGAATCTGGAATATTTCTTGGCCATGACTGGCCCCAGCACCAAGTCCCAGCCGAGTGGCTGGTTGACAGAACAACCCAAATATGGGTTCATTGCAAAAACACTGACGCATTAAGTTTTGCTATGAGAAATGGTTTGAATTGTTTTTTTCATAACGTAGACGATTACACACTAACAAGCACGGGATATGTGTGGTCCTATCCAGGAAAAAAATACACCTCTGCAAAATGTATAAAGGTGATGCCTGAAGCGAACTGGTCAGAACTAACTCCAGGATGGGAGATTCAATATGCTGGAGTTTGTTCAGATTTTGTATCGAAGTTAAAAAATCCGGAACCAGCACCTCACATTTCCTCGGTATTAAAATCAATAGATTACAGCAAGCATTTTGTCATCGGAACCCCTCTAGTCCCATGGAAGTGCGAGGCTAGAGAACACTTGGACTGGCTTTCAAACAGGGCTCAAATCATCGAAAAGTTTCCAAACGTTAAATGGTTTGCCGCACTTGAGACAGATGTGCGCGGCGTTGAACCATTCCACGAAGTCGTTGCTGCACTTCGCGAAGTCAATGGCGACTACTGGACCTACTCGATAAACGACATGCAGGCAGAAGTCACGTCCGGCAATAGATGGATTCGCATAGAAACTGGTCGTAACCTAATCCGAGAATTTGCTCAAAGACATAGGGTCACCTCTGGTCACCACTGGGGAGAAGACTGCGCCGAAAGGAACATTGGGGTAGTTAATTATCAAGCAATCCTATATGTCGACTCAGACATACAGCTAACAGTAGAGATTGTTGAAAAAATGCTTGAAGTAGACAGACCTCTTGTTGGGGCAAATGTTGGGGCTTATTGTTTGTCTGGAAAAGTAATAAGCGAAAGCCCCCCAATTGAAGAGCACTGGACTACGGCCGGGTGTCTTCTTGTTAATTCTCCAGCTTTCTATGACCTTCCGTGGTTTCATAACTCGTATCTCAATTTAAGTGACGACCCTTCGTTTCAATCAATGGCGGAACGCCTGATGATGAGAGTTGGAGTTGAGAATCTAGACACGCCATACGGGATGACGTGGGTCAGAAAAGACATAGATGTTCAGCATAAAGGCAGACTGAGCCCTATTGAACAAAGAAACATTCCCAAGAGGGATATTTAATTGCACACATTATAAATAGCATGCTGTAAAATTGTTTCTGTCGGGAGAGGACAGGGATTGAGAATTGGCAACAGATATATAAGACCACGACCCAGCACATGGGCGATAATACCTATTTTGATTTTTTCGGTTGTTTCTTTTTTTTCGAGCCCATTAAAGGCCAGCACTCTAACAACCGATGGCGCCAATGACTATTATTATGAGCTGCAAGCCGGAACTACATTTACCGTAAGAACCTACGCTCAGCAATACGGTATTGACAGCCAGCTATGGCTGTATGACAGTAATAATACGGAATTGGCTTCAAACGACGACTTTTACGGTCTTGATTCATACATCTCTTATAACGTACAAGCAACTGGGACCTATCGCATCCGTACGGGCGTTTGCTGCGGGGACCCTACGAGGTGGTATGGAACATCTTACGTAGTCGAATCAGACTTAACGCCGACCAACACCCCATCCACAACCAGTACCAGCACAACCACCACTAGCACTACCACTACGACTATCGCTCCGTATTTAAATAGTCCAGAAAACCTAATAGTCACATCCAGTAATGAAAATAAAGTTTATTTGTCGTGGAACGCTCCGGAACAGTCAAATATCCAAGTGGAGAGATATGCCATTTTTTTCTCCAATGACAATTGGGTTTCTGGCTGGGCAATCTCATCTACGGACACATCTGCAGTTGTTGAAAATCTAGAACCAGGAACCACCTATCAATTTAAGGTTCGTGCCGACAATGATTCTGTCTCGGTTTATTCAGGTTGGAGTAATGAGGTTTCTGAAACAACCGCCGTAACTACCACGACCAGTACTACAACTACTACCGAGCCAGAGCCAGAACCCACAACTACTACCGAGCCAGAGCCAGAACCCACAACTACTACTGAACCAGAACCAGAAATAGTTACAACCACTACAGAGCCAGAACCAGAACCAGAACCCGAAACCACAACAACCACGGAAGTGGAGGTTCCAGTTGGAACAACAACACCAGAAGAAACAGTTGAAGAAACGATACCTAAACCAACAGAACCACCCGAAACAACGCCAACGACGAGCGAACCGCCGATAGAAGTTCCAGAAGATGTTCAGGATGCCGCCGACACTGCCGTCGAGGACATTTTTGATACGCCCATATCTAATAACGAACTCGCAGAAGCTGTTGACGACTTGGTCGCCGATGCCGATACTCCTGAAGAACTAACTGCCGTAGTCAACTCCCTCCTTGACCAAGAACTCACAGATGCTCAGTTCTCCACGGTTATTGATTCTGTTTTTTCCGAGCCTTTATCTGATGAAAACTTTGCTGCGGCTGTAGATGCAGTGTTTGAAGACCCTAGCCAATTATCGGAAGAACAGTTCAATGATGCGGTTACTGCAGTGTTTGATGTACCTCTTTCGGATGAGCAATTCCAAGATGCCGTTGCGGCGGTCTTTGAAGACACCGAGTCCCTTAGCGAAGAGCAGTTTGATGCTGCAGTACAGGCAGTCTTTGATGAACCCCTAAGTACAGAACAGTTCGCGGAAGCCCTCGGTGCAGTGTTTGATGAACCAATTTCCGATGAGAAATTTGACTCAATCATTTCTGCCGTCTTGGATGAGCCAATCTCTGATGAGCAATTTGAGGAATTGGTTAACGTCTTGGAGTCAGAAACGGTCACAGAAGAACAGGTCTCGGCTGCTGTCGACTCGGTCATTGAGAATGGGGTCACGGAAGACCAGGCTGTAGACCTCGCTACGAGCGCAAAAGTTTTGCAAAGTGTTGACGGCGACCAGGCTGCGGAAATATTCGAAGCCGTTGATATTTCGAATATAAGTTCAGAGGATGCAGCGCAACTTATTGAGGCTGTTCAAGATGCGCCTACCGAAGTCAGAGAGTCCTTAGAAGCCGAAATAAATATTTTCGATGGAGCCATTGACACATACGTTCCTTTAAATTCTCAGATTGACGTTGGCGATAGACGCACGGTTATTGCCGTAGGCGCAGCGGTAGCTGTGGTTGGTGGCGCAATAGGTGGCTCTAGTAGTTCTGGTGGTCCTAGTGGGACTGGCGGAGCGCCCAATAACAATAGTGCTCGCAAGCCAGAAGACGACGAAGAGTTCTCTGGCGAGATTGCGGGAGACAGCAAGGAATGGATTAAAAACTTAAGTGTTTTCCAGTACAATAATAATGTCCGAACTTTTAAATGGAGTCTTTTTATGAAAAAATTTATTTATGGAGTACTCGGCCTGGGTCTTTCAATATCCGGCTCCCTGGTTGTCTATTTGACACTCTCGGGAAGTATTAAAACTATTGCCGGAGTGTCTTCTGGCATAGCTCTCCTAGGTGCTTTGTACCTTCATATGAGAGAGCCAGAATAAATAATTTTTATTAGTAATTTCTAAAGGCTTAATTCATTACAAATCTGCGTAATGTACAATTTATAAGTCGTCCCGGACCAACATATGGGTTATCAAAACTGAAAGCTGATTTGCATGCAGGAAATTACGATAGCCATAGTTGGTTTAGTTGGGGCAATTGTGGTTGCCCTTATTGAAAAGGGTCGCAGAGAGAACAAGTCTGACCATAATGTAGTTTCAGAAAAACTTGACATTATTGGAAGAAACCTCGGTCGCTCGATTGACAGAGTAGAAAGTACCGTCATCCGCAACGAAATAAAGCTTGACCAGCACATCAACGACCATGCCAAAGGGGATGTCTGATGGCCACCAAAAAGAACATAAAGCCGATTTCAGGTAAGTCCCAACAAGAACAACAAGACCATGCGATATACGGTAGCCCCACTCGATACGTTGGCTCCAAAAACTCGACCTGCTCATGCGCGAATTGTGGAAAATTAATGGTCAAGGGAATGGTTCGCGTAAAAAACAATAGTTACTACTGCTCCGCCAGATGTGCGTCTATTTCATAAACAAAAATACCTCCGCTCGAGCGAACTGATGAGTGATAAATTATAAACAGGCCCTGCCACACGTCAAGAGACGTGGAGATTTTTCAAATTTATCCGAACTGAATCAACATGGCACACAATCAGGAATATGAACAAACTTGGCACAATGATGGCCACACTCTTCATCTCCGAATAAATAAGTCAGACCTTGAGATTATTGACATATTGTGCCCACACGAAGGCGCCTCTCCTTGTAAAAACATAATGGGAGACTGCATTGTGACTTGGTTCGTGAACCGCTTCGGGATGGACTGCAATGGAGGACTTTGCCCACCGAGTGAATTCATGGAAATATCATGGACCCTTGTTGGGGACATAAACAACTTTGACTCATGCCAACTCTGGTTTATGCCGCTAAATGACGAAATATTTAATGCCTGGATTATAACCAATACTCACTTAGTCGAAGAATGACTCATTTTAAGTAGGGTGTTTTCGCCTGGCGGGCGGCAATCCTGTCTTCAATCTCGTTGAGTATTTCGTCTTCGGCATCAAGCTTCTCTTCTAGTGACATCATGGATGCATTAACAAGCCGAATCCTCTCAGTCGCATCTTCCATGTATCTGGGGCCGAGCATGCGAACGCGGAACTCACGATGATAGGCAGCGGCGGATGACATCGCTAATTCACCACTGCGGGTCACTCTCCACGTATCTCTATTTATCCTTAATAGAAACCCAGCCTTTAATAGGCAGTTTGCTGGAACTAAAAAATCTCGATTATTCGTCCTAGAAAAAGAGCCGCTCAAGCAGGATTTTATTTCGGACGTCTTGAAATCGCCTTTGCGGAAAACGCCGTAGCAAAGGATTCTATACCCATTGCTTTTGTAGGGGAAGACTGGCCTGGCACTACTGAGTACTCTGGATGAAACCATACAGTAAGCATGTTATCTAAAACGGAGAAGAATCGCCACCTTGGTCGGGCGTCTCGTTGGCAGAATTAACGTGCTTTAAAATTTTTATAGCACTAAGAATGTTACGTATATCAGGCTGCTCAAGAATTGCTTTATCGTTACATCTATAGACATTTTGTCGATTGAGTTTTGTCTTTGTAATTAGCCCTGCATTTATTAACTGTTTTACTGTTTTATCAATCATTGTTTCGCTTAAATCAAGATAGACAGAGATTGCACGAATAGTCATGTTCTGGTCTTCGATTAGAGCCGCAAGAACTCTCCCAGAAGTAGACAGAATATTAACTTCATGCTCTTTCTGGTAGCGGAGAATTTTCTTGCTATCCAAGGCCTGCATGAATTTTTCGACAGTTATCTCGCCGTCCCCTTCTTTGGAGATGGCGTCCTCAAGAACCTTTTTAATGTCATTAATTTTCTGAGACCTCAAGAGATACCTACACCTGTGTAGTTTAATGGTGTAGCATCTGTGATGACGGTGCGACCGATACAGAGAACACTAGTTGCGAAAGTAAGCACAACAACGAGAATAGCAGGAAAAGGGGAACCCATGTTGAGAGATTCACTTCAGAAATTAATCAATAATCCAGCCCGAAAGTGGGACTGCAAACTTGGGGGAATCATTAACTCCCTTGACGAGGAAACAGCGGAGACCCTTATTCAGGCCCTCTGTAGTAACACCTCGACTATGGGTCTCGTCAGAGCCCTGAAAGACGACGGTATCCCAATAAGCAGAGAATACCTGGGAGAAAAAAGAAATACCTGCTTTAAGGGCGGGTCACAAAGTTGCTGTCTACAACAATCCGACTCAAACGAAAAGAGCAAATAACAATGGTCGCTAACAAAAATGCCCTAAATTCTACCCTCAAGACTATGGCAGAAAATGCCAGCCGTGAGGCCACCGGCAAGAAGGTCCTAAACGACATCGCAGCCATGCTTGAGCGCAAGGGGATTGACCCAAGCGAGGTTGGAAGCGTCAAGAAGGTTTCTCTGTATCAGTCGGTAACAAAGAACCCAGACACCGGCGAAGCGATTATCCACGACCTTCAGGCAATTCAATTTAGTCCTTCGTGGGATACCGGACCACAGTGGCCACTCATAGAAAAAGGGCCAAAAATACAACTACAAAAGCCAAAGACAAAATCAGCACCCCCCAAGGAGTGGGAGACGGCAATTATCGTACCTGATATACAAATTGGTTTCTACCGAAAATCACTCGATTCATCGGAGCTAGAACCGATTCACGATGAGTTAGCCATAGCCGTGGCGCTAGCAGTCATCGAAGAAATGAAGCCAGACCAGGTAGTAATGGTTGGAGATAACCTTGACTTTGCTGAATTAGGGAAATTCCTTACTGCTGCCCCTTTTAAACAAATGCTTCAGGCTTCAATTGACAGGGCAACCATGTTGTGTGCTCAGGTCCGTGAGGCTGCGCCAAACGCAAAAATCACATGGATTGCTGGCAACCACGAGGCCAGAATGGCTAGATACATCCAGACCAACGCCGAAGCTGCTTTCGGAATTACGCGAGGGAAGTCAAATGACGAACTGCGCGAGGGTTGGCCCGTCATGTCGGTGCCATTTTTGTGCCGAATGGACGAATTTGGCGTCGACTACCTCCCCGGATACCCGGAATCAGCACATTACCTGAACTCTAATCTTGTCGTTGTACACGGTGACAAAGTTGTGTCAAACAACTCGACCACCAAAAAGTACCTAGACAACGAAAGAATCTCGGTGATATACGGACACATCCACCGAAACGAGCTTGCCTACCGCACCTACCGCACGGACCAGGGTCCGCGCACGATTATGGCCGCTAGCCCTGGGTGTCTGTGCCGAGTAGATGGCGCTGTTCCTTCCACGAAATCAGGGATGGATGAATTTGGACGTCCAATTCTCCAAGGAGCCGAGAACTGGCAGCAGGGACTAGGAATAGTCACCTATCAGCCATTTGGTTCTGGTAATGAATGGTTCAATTACGAGCCAATGTGGATATATAACGGTCGAGGAATCCTGCGAGGCAAGGAATATGTTGCCGAATGAGCGACGAAGAGACGTCTAATTACGAAAGATATACAGAGAAAGACCTGTATCGAGATTTAGAAACGCTCCGCAGGGCTGGACTCATTGAAATCGACGGAATACTCGACGATGGTCAATGGCTGTATACCATGACAGAAGAAGGAAGGTCTTTGCTAACCAAAACAAATGACCTGAATTACGATGTGTTATCGAATGTCTTTGAAAATATCGAAAAGGTAAATCAAGAAGGCGAAAAATTCACATGACAACAATCCTGGGCATACAAGGAGAGGGTTTTGCAGTATTAGCTGCCGACACAAGAATAACCTCTTTTCTTGAGGATGGCCCGGCATATCACATGACCACGCTCAGCCAAGGTGTCTCTAAAATTACGACAAATGGTAAATACCTCATTGGTGCTGCCGGAGACCTGCGCGCAATAAACCTTCTTACCCACGCTTTTTCCCCTCCACCTGCTCATCCAGCAGATAGAGGCAAGAAGCTTGACCATTTCATGACAGTTAAATTTATCCCAGCTTTAAGAGCATGCTTCGACCTGCATGGCTACTCTCCCCCAGAGAACAAAGAGAACAAAAACCACAACGCAGAACAAGCCTCATCGCTGCTTGTGGTCATAAATGCCACTATCTACCTAATTGACAGCGATTACTCCTGGCTAACTGATGCATCTGGCCTTTATGCCGTTGGCAGTGGGTCGGACTACGCCCTTGGTGCCGTACATTCACTCGCCGGCGGTAAAAAGCTCTCCGCTATACAGGCAAAAGGCATATGCCTCAAGTCCCTCAGTATCGCAGCGAAGCTTGACCCACATACCGGCTCCCCATATCACACCTACATTCAGACGGCAGAGCCCAAAAAACCAATAGAACAGAAGTAGATAAGTCAATGAGTGAGTCAACATGGACATGGCTTCTCTTCTTCATGGAGATAGTTGGCGTATATGGCAGCTACACGGTTGGAAACAAGCGCTGGCACGGACACATGATTATCGCCCTGCACTCATTCCCCTGGGCAGTTTATTCAATACTGTTTAACAAACCAGGCTTCCTAGCCATGTGGATACTGTGGCAGGGCGTTCACTGGCGGAATATGTACAGGTGGCTACAAGACGGAAAACAAGACCCCGCCTGACACTAATGTTAGATAAATTTATCTGCGGTTGACTCCGCTCGGCCTGACGATTATTACTGGTTACGACGCCGGCCTCAGAGCTGGAAATGAATAGGCCTCATATGCTGGGGAAACAAGGCGCCGCTTAATTCCCTCCACGTTTCTGAATTCCAGATATGGCTAAATCCCATAGAGAGAGTAAAGACAGTAGTAGTAGAACACCTACATCTCGACTGGCGGCGACAGACACTGCCAAAAACATATCCGTCCAAACCACAAACATATCAATCCGACCAACAATTAACAAAAACTACTAGACAGGCATCCATATCTATTAATGGTGTATAAATAGTAGAGGAGAGAATTACATCGTATTTCTCAGGAGAATTGTTTGTCAAACGAAGATATAACACCCCAACAAAAATTACCCAAAAATAATGCCCAACCATCGCCGGCAATGGATATACCTTTTAAAACTTGGTTTAATGATGCCAGTTGTAGAGGGCAAACGGCACTAATGTTCCCCAAACAACATAAGGACATTACATACATCGCACAAGCACGAGCACTATGCAGAACATGCCCAGTCATCGAAGACTGCCTAGAGTACGCACTGGAGTTTCCGCCGGCCGATATGCATGGAGTCTGGGCT